AGGAGGCATTGTGCCTTTTGAATAATAACTTCTCATGGCATGAACTTTGGTCCATAATATTTAATATATGATGGATTAGATAATTCAACTCCTCCGTAATTACCTTTTATACTTTTACCAGTATAACCAGCAGCGTAACCCTCAGCTGCTTTTTTTCTTTTTGCAAATGTTTTAACGTTAGTTGGTTTTGGTCCCACATTGGCAGCTGCCCGTTTCCTTGCAACGGCAGATCTTCTTTGGCCTTCTGACATTCTTCTTGCTTTCGCAAGTGGGACACACTTGGGATACTTCCGTTTGGCGTCCTTCTTTTGTTTTGAACGACCACACTTCGCGAAAGAACCATCCTTTCGCTTGCTCCCAATATCTACCCATTTTTGTGCGAACCATTTTTTTAAACCGTTCTTTGCCATGTTATTTATTTGGTCTTCGTGCTTTACCAAATCCTTTTATTTGTATGCAAGCTTTACCACCCATACCTAGACCTTGTCGTCTTAGTCTTTGTGTAGCTTCAGTGAGTCCACCACCAGCTTTGTAAACTCTACCACCCATAGCAGAAGGTTTACGTCCTCTAAAATCTTTTCTTTTCACACCTGATGGATCTTTAATTTTACCTGCACAAATTTTAGAAGCGTAGGCATTAGCATATGCTGACGGATACACTTTAAATTTTCGCTTCGCTGCGGCTTTACCTCTTGGACATAGTTTAGTCATTATCTTTTCCTCGCTGTTTGTGCAGCTCTTCTAAAGTTTGCTGCAGTCGGTGCACCTTTAGCACCTTTTTTTCGCATTTTACCTCCACGCTTTCTTTTAGCGTGGATGTTTGCATACAGACCTTTTCCAGCCATTATGCTTTTGCTTTTTTCATTTTGGCTTTTTTCTTTTTAGCCATAACGAATTTTCTAAGTTGTGGTGGAATAGATCCTTTTTTCATAGCTTCTCTTTTTTTCATCATAGAGCCGCCACCCATTTTCTTAACTCTGCCACCCTTCATCATTTTTTTAGCTGAAGCAGCTGCAGACTTCATAGATTCAGTCTTGTTGTTGTCTTTGTCTAAATCTAGAAAATCAGGTTTAGATCCTTTCATCATAGGTTTTCTCTTCATCATTCCGCCACCCATTTTTTTAACACGTCCACCCATTTTGTAACCTTTAGGTGATACTTGTTTGTTGTATAGTCTATTTGCCATTTTTATTTCCTCCGTTTCTAAAAATTTGCGTTCCCTTTATACCATATATGCTCGCAACCACAAGGATCCACAGGTTTGTGAACCATGACGGGAGCTGCGAAAACATCTCGAAAAACAGTTTTACTTTGTCCATCGCAGATGGATCGTCCGATATAACTGCCCAGGCTAACACCAGCACGGGCAAACTTAAAATTATTAAAACTGCCTCGTCTTTCCAGTCTGATTGTCTAGCTTCCAATAATTTACCTTGGTAAGCTTCTTCGCCTTGAGCCATCTTAGTTGCATGCATAAGCTGTGCCTCTGACATTGCCATCTTAGTTTTCTGCTTGTTAGCATAAATTTTACTTCCAGCAGAGACGGCTAATTTAATTGCTTGTAACCACATATTATTCTCCTTTTCTAACTATTGAGATAGCATCTGGCATTCCTTTTGCAGGTGGTATCGTCTTACTTAGTATAGTTTTTTGTATTGAAGTGTCTGCTCTCATTTTTGCAAGCTCTTCGTTTTGTTTTAACTTGTCATCTTGGTTTTGATCGTTCATCATAGCTCTCATTTTGTCTAAATTTAGCCTTTCTTCACCTTCTTTTTCTTTTCTAGCGTTCTCTCTTGCTTGTAAATCAAGTTCTCTTGCTCTTAACGCTGCAACTG